ACTTACTGTTACTGTTTCAGTCATCGTCGTCTTCCATATAGTTACGCGAGAGGTCGTTTATTTCTCTGAGTGCAACGTCGAGACCTCGAATCACGCCACACACCTCCTTATACCCCGCATAGTCTTTGGGACCACCCGAAACTAAGAATTCTTCGCTAGAGCGTTTCTGCTCTGTAAGTTTGTCGTTCAGCACGTCAAAGACGGTAGTAGCCATTGTTTACTGCCTCTTACTTAGCTTTCTTTTTTGCCGTAGCAGACAACTCGTTTAGATGAAATAGCTTCACACTACCTTTAGTATGGCTTTTCCCACTGTGCAAAGAGCCATCAGGCATCTTATGTGAGTTACCTGTAAACAAAGTTCCGTCTCTTTTATAATGTTTGACACCTTTCATATTATCTATCCTCTCGGTTATCGCGGGCAGCTTCTGCGTTATCTCGGCGCGCTTCAGCCTCGGTACGTTGCATCTCTACACGCCTTTCGACAGCGTCCATAATTGCTTTTTGCTCGTTTAGGTCGTTTTTAGCCTCTGCCTGTTGGTTCTGAGAAGCTATGCGTGCGGACTCAAGAGTCGCGGTAGTTGTGGCTTTCTGCTTATCAAGGTTAAGTCGCTCTTGATCCAGTGCCCCTTCCATTGCATCTTTAGCCGCCTTGCGTTGAAGCTCGCCCTGCTTGAGCTGAAGTTCAGCTTGCTGCATTTGGATAATTGGGTCTTGGGCTTTCTGTTGGGCTTGCGCTTGTGCCGCCTGTGCTTGTTTCTCTTGAGTAAGTTGCGAACCAGCTTGAGCCAACAGTCCTGCGAGCTGTACCTCGAACTCTTCTGGCAGCTCTGCATCTGGCGGAGGTAGAGGTACGCCCAGTTTTTCTTCTATCTGTTGTCTGTACAAGAAGGCCATGTGCTCACCAATGTGAGCTTTAATTGCGGCAACTATTTGCTGTGCAGCGGGGTTTTGCCCTATAAATGCCATCATCTGAGGGTCTTGCAAGAAAGCTTCGTGCACAGCTATATGTGCTTGATGGTCTTGATATATAAAGGCTTTTACGGGTTTACCTACCAAGAACGCCATGTTCTCGCTAACCGGATCAGTAGGCTTCATATCGTCTGTAGTGGGTACGAGCTTATCTGCGTCTTTAATACCTAAGACCTCGATCATCTGGCGATGAAGTTGTGGTAGGTCGTAGATTTGTGGGGCGGCCTGCGCCATCTGCATAACAGTCTGATATTGCACAACTCTTTGTGCCATCGTGCTGCTATTAGGATCACTGACGGGGATAACTTCCACCATAGCGTAGTCGGCTTGTCTAGCGCGAGGTTCACCACGGTCAGGCACGTACATGTACTCTTCTGGGGCGTACTCAGCAATGATCTTACGCAGAAGTTTAAATTCCTGCTTCATCGCGTAATGGACGCGGGATTGCACCGCAGCCATTGGCTTGAGAGTACGCTCTAGTAGAGCGAGAGTAGTTCCAACAGGAGCATTAGCACTCATGTCGGATATGTTCATGTCAGAGATAGCGCCTAAACGTCGGCCTTCTTCGGTGATCTTGTTGAGAAGCGCCAGTAAAGTCTGGCTTGGCTCCTTATAGGGGAGCGGTAGGATATTGTCGCGGATCGAACCTGACGGTACATCTACATCACGAAATTCGCCGGGACCAATCGGTGTGTCGTCGCCCTTAACTCGTAGTCCGCGAGACTTGAGACCACCGGGGAGATTGGATAGCGTTCCAGCGTCCACGAGTTGACGGATAAGAGAAGTGCCAGCTTTAGCATAACCACCAATAATGTGGATGAGTCCCAATCCATAAAAACCAAACCCCGGTACGTATACATAGTGTACGAAATGTTGACGTTTTAGCGTCAATTCATCGTCAGGATTCCAGTTACGACGGATACTTAGAATGGTATTAGTGCCCCGTTCTATAGTAACCACGTAAGGTAGCGCAATTTCTAAGCCATCTCCCGCTTCTTCCCCTAGACCGTCAATAATCAGGTCAGCGTGGATCTCATACAAGCAGTAGCGATCATCATCGGTAAGCGAGAATCCACCTTCTTCGGCTTTCTTCTCCTCGATGTCGCTATGGTAAGGCTCAGGGTCACCCAGATCAGTATCCAGATAAAAGCCTGCGGCCTGTAGCTTGACCAATTCGTTCTTGGTTTTACGCATGACATGCGTCACACGCTCGGCTTGCTCTATATTAGAGGCACCGTAGGGGACGATTACATCTTCAGCGGGGATATAAATTGCGACCTGACGGCCTAAATTCGGGTCGTAGTATACCTTCTTAAAGGCCGAACCCGCAAGACCAAGACTATACAACATCCTCTCGTGCTCAGGACGGTACTCAGTCATAACCTCAGTCAGCTCATAGTTCATGTCAGTTCTAACACGAAGAGCCGCATCTTCCTTATCTTGGTTAATTTCACCTAGAACTTTGGTTTTTACAGGCCCCGCAGCAGGGAATGTCTCGCTCATGGCTTCAGCTTGGAACCGGATGGCCGCTTCGGCTAAAACTGTGCTGTAAACGCCGCAGGCGTCCTCCCACGGGCTAGAACGCTGCTCCATTTTCATACCGATGGTTTCTAGTCCCTTGACAAACGTGTCCGCCCACTCTTTACGAGAGTTAACGTCAGTCTCAACTGAGCCAACAAGATCGTTAGCTATCTTAGTAAGGGCTTGGTCATCAAGGTACTCGGCAAGGTTTGCGTCAAACGGCGCAGAGTCAACATCCCCCGCCTCTTCCCCAAAGGTAATCTCAACGCTGCCGTCTTCTAGTACTACTTCAACGCCGTCGTCAGACATCACGTCTACCGCTATCATGGCTTCACTTTCTTCCATGTCCTCGATACCGTCGGGTAGCTCGTATAAACCTCTTTCAATAGCCATTGTTTTGTCCTTTAATAATATCCGCCGAGCCGTTGTTTAAAGTACTGCTGCTCTTCTGGTTCATCTGTGGGTAGGGATATAAAGCCACCTTGACGAAAACGCATCAGCGCCATTATAGTAGTATCCACCAAGTCATCGTTAGACATGAACGGAAAGCCTGCAACTTCCTCGACTACCTCTTCTGCCCAACGTGTTTGTGGAACCCACACAAGTCCTGAGCGTACTATATCAGCAACGGAATTTAAACGCGCAGTTTTATCGCCTGAGCCTCTGTGTGGTGTATATTCCTGAACCATGAGTCCAGACCTACGCATCTCTTGATACAGTGGTGTACCACTACTCTTCTTCTCCACTATGAACGCGTCCGGCTCCCACTCTTCGTACTGCTCCCAAGCAAGTTCTTTTAACTCAGGAAACTCAAGCCGTTTCTTAATAGCGTTAAGTAAGATAATACAGTTGCAATTCTCTTCTTCATTAAAAAACACGCCCCACGTAGTGAGTGCCGTGTAGTCGGCCCTGTTGTTCTTCTCCGCCGCTGCGTCGAGAGTCATAATTATATACTCACAGCTCGGCGGCTCTTCAGGTTCCCAAGTATTCCACCATTCGCGTTTTACTATCGCTGCTTCTTCGGCCGTAGGCTTCTGTTGATACTGCGAGTTCCACTGAAACAACGGCATTGACGCCTTTGTACGGTGTAGTGCAGCTAAATCAAAGAAATCAGGCCATAGTGGCTTTTCTATTATTTTTTCTGCGTCTTGTTTGTCTTCGGTTTCAAGTATAGCTGGGAATTCCACTATCTCGTACTTATCGGCCAGTTCGTTCTGCGCCATATCCCGCACTACACGCCCCGTCAAGTCGTCCAAATGCCAACGTGTCTGCACAATAGCAATTCGCCCACCGGGCATAAGTCGCGTACGGGCACCAAACGTGAACCATTCATAGGCTTTATCGAAAACGTCTAAGTTACCGCTAATAATGTCTTGCTCGTTGTGCGGATCGTCTACTAAGAGCAAGTGAGCACCACGACCGGCGAGTGCTGAACCTACACCACAGGCAAAATATTCGCCCCCAGCGTTAGTATTCCACCTACCTGCCGACTTAGAGTCGCTGGCTAACTGCACGTTGGGAAATATTGCTTGATATTCAGGCGTAGATATTAAGTTTCGCACCTTTCTGCCGAAATCAACCGCCAAGTCAGTTGTATGCGAAACCATCAAGACTTTCTTATCCGGGTTTCGCCCTAAGAACCACGCTGGAAAGTAAATAGAGATAAGCTGGCTCTTACCATGACGAGGTGGCATGTTCACACAAACCCGATCTTTGCCTATATCAGGGCCGTCGTCCTCGTTTTCAGTGTATTCTTTGCCTTGCTCAATCTCCATGAGCAGGTCTGCCAGTATTCTATGGTGTTTACCTACCTTATAGTCGGCCTGCATGAGCTTACAGAATTCAATCAGGTCTAAGTAAGCCGCCTCTGCTTTCTGCCTAGCGTCCAACTCCTCCACTATCTTCAATATTTCTGCCTGTTCTTCAGACGTGTAGTTGTCGAGGTTTTTTAAAAGCAGGTCTGCATCCGCAGCAGTAAACTGTGCAGGCTTTGGTATGACATTTAGGTTAGTCATTTGCCACTTCGTATACACCGTCGGCGTTTTGCTTAAGGACTTCTAGCTTCTCGCGTAGTTTTTCACGCAATTCGTCTGCGTTTTGGTGAGTTACGGTAATTTCTTTGCGCTCTGTAAATAGCCCAACGTCCGTCATCTTGCCCAGAAGCTCTAACGCACGGATTCTTATCCGGCCATCGTTGTTCTCGGTTTCTAATATGAGTTTGTTTACTACAGTATGGCGAACTTCAGCGGCATGGTTTGCTACGACGTGCCCAAACTCTTTCAGTATGGCATCAGTTTGACGTATGGCTGCGGGGGTCAACTCATTAAAGCGCCGGTTGTTGACGGCCTTTGAGGTTTTCTCAACGTCTGCGGCATAGGAGGAGAGTAGTTTAGCGGCCACATCGTTATCTATATCGTCTGGAGTAGTATCCAGACCGTGTTCTTCTAGTTCGTTTATGGTGTTACACGCCGCCTCCGCACGTTCCCGCAGGTCCATGTACGAAATATCGTCGGGTATCTCAATACCAAACTCGGGGGTGAGGGCTAATGCCATCTGTAAAACACCTTTTCGCAAGCTGTGAAGCTGTTGCGCGCAGTATAGGAGGTTGTAAAGCGGGGTGCAAGGGGCAAAAGTCTTACAGTAATCAAAGCAAAGTCTTACAGAAATCAAAGAGAGTCTTACAGAAATCAAAGAGAGTCTTACAGTAATCAAAGCAAAGTCTTACAGAAATCAAAGAGAGTCTTACAGAAATCAAAGCAAGGACGCAAATAGAGAGTTTCGATCCTTGTCTGCTTTTTGCAAAAAATTTCTTTGGGTTTCGGTTTTATTTAACAAGGGGGGCCTTTCTGTGTAAGAGGGGGTGGGGTAACTTGTTTTGGGTTCGCACACTTGCCCGGGGGGCCTTATGTGTAAAAACTATCGAAAACTACCCAGAAACTAAATCATTTGAGTAAATTAGTATGTATACAGGCGCGCGTACCTTTGTGTCAGCTCGCGGGGGGTGGGGGGGTGGTGGGGGGTTAGGCACCCCATGCGCTCAGAAAAAAGGGGTGCACAACGCAATTAGAATGCACGATACCCTACTAAAACAAGTCTCTCTAGGGTTTAATAGCCCCATCGTTTCAGCAAGCAAGCAGATTCGATACCGCGCACTTTCGCGCACCATTGCAGACACGTGTCTGCAACAATTAAGGTAATCCAAAATGAAGAAGCAAACTACAATCAAGCCAATTACTTTTACCCAGACTATGATCTCTAACGGCGTCAGCGCTATAGGCGCCGATGACACTGCGCAAAAACTTAAACGCACGTTCTTTAAATCAATCAAGCGCCGTGTTGCACGTGACCAGATAGCACAAGCGAAGTCTGCATTTCAATCGGTAGCCTATGGCTATTATGACGCTACGCTTAAACTAGACGGCGCGCTAATAAAGGCAGTTACCGAGGGCACCCTTAAAGAGACCGCTAAAATAGGCTCCCTCACCATTCGCCAACATAAAGAGAACATCCGCAAAATGGGCGTACGATGGGGCAAGTATTACGCGCATTGGCTAGATACTAATGAGATCGGCAAGGTGGGCGGCAAGGCGGGCACCAAAAAGCGTGCAACGAAGGGAGCGGTAAACGCGAAGGGTAAGACGCCCAACAAACCACGCGATACTGCAACGCTTAATAGCGCTGAGACGGTAGTCACCCCCGTAAAGGCGGCGATTCAATATGTAACAACAATCCCGCGAATGGTGCTAGATAAAACTAAACCGTCTCAATGCCGCGATGGATTGCGGCAGGAAATTGAGATCGCCGCATTAATGCTGGTCGAGTTACTTAGCAAAATCAAGTAACACTAACAGGGGCAGGGATGCCCCTTCTTTTTTGGAGTATTGAATATGCACAACCTTAAGCACGAAACCAAAGCGTTCAAAGCCTTGATAAAAGACTGGGTTCGCAATTCTAGTGAGGATGGTATTTTTTCAGGTAGGCCATCACGTAAACGCAGGATTATAACCGAACCGCCATGCCATCTTAATCGAGTCCATTCGATTAGCCTCTACCCAAACAGCGCCTTCCCCATCTTTTTTTAGCTAACCCACTAAGCCGCCGCAAGGCGGCTTTTTTGTGCCTGCAATTCCTGCATCGCCGCCAAGGCGACAGATACC